AGTCTAATCCTTTATCACAATGATACTAGAAGCACTAGTAGCAACAGCGATTATATCGCTTTGTTACTTATACATATTGGAGTAAACATGCCGAAAAAAATAGACAAAGAAAAGGAACAGAAGTTCATAGATTTTTACTGTGAAGGTGAAACAGCAGGCAATGCAACACAATCAGCAATCAAAGCAGGTTGGGATAACAACAAATCTATTAGATTTCAAGCTAGATATTTAAAAAATAAATATGATAAAGAAATTAGAAAAAAACAAGAAGAGAGAATTTCATCTATTTCAGGACCAGCAATTACTGTATTGCAACAATTGTTACATTCTGAACAAGATGCTGTTAAGTTGAACACAGCCAAACTTATACTTGAGTTAGGTAATTTTTCATCTCAAACTATAAATGTAAATGTTGATAAAACAAAGGATAAAACTGACGCTGAGCTAATAGCAGAACTCAAAACACTCATGGAAACTGCACCTGACTTAGCTGAGGGAATACCTTTAATCGTGGAAGATAAACAAGGAAGCAAATCTAAGCATTGAGCTGGGTAGGTTTGAGGAGATACCCACTCCTGTTTTATTTAGGCTTTGTTGTACTCATCCTCATCACATCCGTAGATGTAATCGAGCTCAGCAAAAGGGATGCCTAACTCTTTTGCTTTTTTCATAACGACATCAGAGTCAAGACCACCTGATAACTCAGCCCAAAGTTGATGAGCATTTTTCAACGCCCCAATTTGAGTGTGTTGGAACTCAGGCATGACCTCTAATGTATGTTTCCTATGTCCGTTTGGTAATACTTCCATAGGTTCTTGTGTGTTAATTGTCATGTTTTTTACTCCACCAACTTTATTGTTGGTATGAATATATATAAACATAATAAATTAATAATGTCAATACTTGATTAATCGCCTAGCTTTCTTAATGCTTCGTTCTCGATATCAACAATCTCTTCTCTGATTTTGAGATATTGTTTTCTATGTTTCTTATATAACTTCATAGGTATCTTCATAATGTGTGCTCTATGCACATCTTCATAAATAAACTCACCTGTTCCATCACAATGCGGACACTTCTCAATCCTGCTATTGTCGATAACAGTAGTTCCTACACCTTTACAAATAAAACATTTAGTAAACAAAGTCTCGGCAAGAGCAAGCCTAGTAAACTTTCTGATAATTCCAGGTTTATCAGGGATTCCATCATTCATGAATATTTCACAAGCCCTATCTATCATCTCATCAAACAACTCCTCATGTGCTGAATCAGAATCTATAAACTTAGCTAACAGTATATTTAGCTCGCCTTTCTTTAATCTCTTCTTAGCTAAGAGAAAAGCAACATCCTGAGGAGTTAAGGCGTTATGATTGACAGACTTAATTTCGTATGATGGGCTGCTTGGCAACAACAATGTGAGTAACTCAGGATTCATTTAGTTTTTTCATAATACTCTAGTAATTCTTCCTGTGTACCATATTTATCTTCCCATGTAAAGTTGCCTAGATGATGTATTCCTTGACTACCCTGATGGTGTTCAAAACAAAGCGGAATAAATAACTTAGATTTGAGACCCATGCCAGCACCTGTTAGGTGATGAATACTAGGAACAGTATATATACCATACATTTTCTTACACACTACACACCCATAGCTGACAGCTTCTTTATATTTTAATTGTATTTCTTTGTTAGGTTTTTTTGCCATCGAAATGACATTTTACAATACCGCTCTCCAAAAAAATATCACCAATGTAATAAATATAAACGCTTGAACCAACTCAGGCAGTTCATCATACATAAACATTATTTTCTGTATAATTTTAGTAATCATGCTGATTTTTTGGTGCGTTTTTCCATGAGTTGATATTCTACAAAATAACCATCACGACCTTTTCTTTCGATAGACTCTATATCATATCCTTTTTTTCTAAAATTAAATATGATGGCAGATAGCCTTGTTGCTCGGTATCTAGTTATAGCTTCCCATGTAGTAATAGAACCAAATTTATATAAATGTTCTAATACTTTCTGTGTTTTACTTTTCTTCTTCATCCTAGTTCTCCGTATAGTTTTTTCTCGCCTCTTATATTTGCTGACTTGGTGCGAAACAAGTTGCAAGATTCTGTAATGCTAGCTATCTCATGGCGTAAAGAGATATACTCTTCCTTTTTTATTCTAATCAAATCAATGTAACCCAAAACATCTTGATGTGTTTCGGCTAACGCTTCTCTATCTCTCACAGTCATTTTACTAGCTTGATACTCCAAAAATACACGTGCTTTTGTGTATTTCATCATAGATTCATAATATTGGTAATCTGCCTCAGCTTTAGCTAATTTTTTACCTAGTTCTCTCAGCTGCGTTACAGCACGCTCCAATTCTTCATCGCCTAATCTAATCATTTTTTTAAAACTCCAATTAACTTTGTTTTCAAATCGTTAGGTAATTTGTCATAGTTATTCCCAATCATCCTTTGTTTGTAAAGATTTACAAAAACTTCTTCTTTTTTATCTGTTTCGTACTGAGGCAATTTCAATAATCTGTTGCCTCCTAACTGATTCCATACACTCTTAGCTATGTCATCCTGCACGTCTTTTCTCTCAAAAAATTGTTGATATAGTGCTTTAATTGACACGTCAGATTGCTGTAAATACTTGGTTAGATTAACAGGCACTTGCGGTTTCCATTCTCCTATCTCAGGGTCATTGGTGTGCGATATAAAGGCAGCCATGACAGCGTCAACGCTGTAATGTTGCAAACTGACCCACAACATCAATTGTTGAGCAGTAGTCAACTTCGGTTGCTTAGGATAAGTGTCATCAAATAGCACTATTAATTTTTTAAATTCTTCTTTGTTCATACTTTTTTTGGTGACTAGGAAAAAACGAGTAAAACCTAGTCACCTTTATATTATTTTATTTATACACACATATATGTGTATGTGTATTAAAATATTTATTTATTAAATTATATATAATTACCATATATTAAATAAAAAATCAAATCAATACTTGATTTAATTATATTAACATATATAATTAGATTATTATGAATAAAAAAGTTGAAAATCTTTCAGGTAGTAATGAAAAACCTGACATAGCTATTAGCTATCAGACTGTTTGGAATACTTTATCAAAAGTAGACTTGACAGGTAAAACTGAGAATAAAGGACAGTTTACTTATCTTAAATGGTCTTACGCTGTTTCAGAGATGAATAAACATTATCCGCAACATCATGTAACATTTGATGACCAAAAAAATAAATTTTATGAGGACGGCTCACAAGAAATATATTGTCGTATTGAAATAGATAATTTATACAAAGAAATTTGGTATCCAGTAACAAAATCTGATGCTAAAACACCTTTGATAAAAGCTGGTTGTTTTGACATGAACACTAACAAAATGAGAGCGATGGTAAAATGTATGTCTTTATTTGGGCTAGGCATTTCTATTTATCATGATGGTAGTACAATTATGGATGGCAATCCTGCCGAAGTTAATGTTACAAACCCTGCTTTGATAGCTATTAGAGACGCAGAAATACAAGAAGGTGCTATAGCTGCTGCGTTTGAGAATAAAAAACTAATAGATAAGCAAGTTGATGAAAGGGAGTTTGGTACAGCTTTACAGCCTGAAATAAAAGAAACCGAACATCCATATATACCTGATAATTTGAGAACTTCCTTGTTCAAAGATTATGCTTACGGATTGACTTACAAAGCTAAGAATGACTGGAGGATGTCTCCAGCTAGCAGGATGAAAAGATTGCAAGCTGATAAGGAAGGCAAAGACATTCCTTTACCTGATAGAGCCTTAGCTAGTGTTAAATATGGCACATACAACGAAAGATGTGGCATAGCTAAGTGGATGTTAGTTAACCAAGAGCCATGTTTGTATTACTGTGATAAACAACGCAATTGGACAATACATCATTATTGGGTGGATGCTGACAGAGGTATTGCCATGAGTTGCACGCCTGACGGCATGACTATGGATAAGAAAGGTCTTATTGAAGTCAAATGCAGCTCACAAGGAAACGCTAATTACGATGAGTTTCCTATACAATATCTTCCACAGATTGCAGGTCAGCTAATGGTAATCAACAAGGCAGAACCTAAGCTATCATTAGAGTATGTTGATTTGGTTAATTGGACACCAACACGCACAAAAATATGGAGATACACGAGAGACAGGGATTATGAAAAGAACTTAATAGAAAACCTTGAGGATTACTCGGAGGCGTTGTTAGGTAAGAAAGAATTACCAAAGAAACCAACGGATTATGAAGGAGATAAGACAAAAAATGTTAAGTTAATTTATGATGAGGCAAATAATGCTTGAGCCTGTTGGCTATACGAAAGATGAGGTTGACATTTTAGTCGACCTCATCAAGAAATTAGATATAGGGATTTTGTCACAGAGAGAGTACATGCTCGAAGTTGACAAGTTATATAAACAAGTACAGGAGGATAAGAAATGATTGAATATTTTAATTTATTCATCAATAAAGACATCAAAGATTCAGACGAAATGAAGGCTTTGATTGCTTTGGTCAAGAAGAAACAAGAGGAAAGCGGCAAGAAACAGCCAATTTTTAATAATAGTGAGGCTACTGATACGAATGCACAGAATAGTGACCACAAAACTATGGACATATCTGTATTCATCAATCAGAAAGACAAAGGACCTTACGCAACGGTCAAGCTGGTAGGTAAGGAAGAAGACGCAAGCCCATTTTAAGGAGAAGAAATGACATACAACAAAGATTATTATGAACGTAATCGAGACAAGCATAACGCTAAGACAAAAGCAGATTACCAAAAACATAGGGAGAAAAGACTTGCTGTATTGAGAGAGAAAAGGGCTTCACGAACAGAAGAACAAAAGCAATTAGATAGAGAAAAGATGAGAGCGTATTATCATAAGAACAAGGACAAACTTAACGAGTATTCAAGGCAGAGATACGCAGATACTAAAGCTAAGCTAGCAGAGGCAAAAGAGTTGCTGGCGGAGAAGAACAAAACACAGGAGGCAGACGATGAAAAGTATGATTAACACGTTTCCAATGAGCTAATTATTGTTAGCTAGGGGGTAGTCGTACCACCCACAAATGTCAAGCATATCGGCTACCCTTTATTAAACATGTGTAATAAAAATCAACATGTCGGCGAAAGACACAAATGCCGCTTTCTTATTAGCCTACATAATAGAAATACAGCGTAGCATTGGGTTGTAGTAATTACACAAACGATGACGGAAGAGAGTAAAAGACGTACCTATCCGCACACACACCCTGCGTATATATATTTGCAAATTTTTAAACCGATATCCCCCAGCTAGGGATAAAAGTTTTTAATTGATGCCCCCAAAAGTTTTTAATAGTGCTCCCCCAAAGTTTTTAATGCGTCTCCCCCAAGATGTTAGCTAGAGCATTTTGAAGAAAAGAAAAAAATTGTTCCACGTGAAACATCAAAAAATTAATTTGCTCTTAGCTGGATTATTTTATTGACATAGTTAATTAATTATGTTAATATGATTACATAAACTAACTTATAGGAGAAAAAAATGGCAAAGTTATTTGACGAAAACAAGAAGTATAAAATCGAGCTAGATATTGCAGAAGCTCATACAATAAGTGAGGCTCTAAGACATTACGGCAAAGACACAGACTGCGTAAGCTGGCGTACAGGAGAAAAAGGGGATAAAGTCCTAGAAGGATATGTTAGTGAGCTAAGGACAAAAATACACACAGTTCACGAAAGATATGCTTCTGAACTTAATAGCAAATAAACAAACAGGCATGGGGCGGCTTCTGTCGCCCTTAGCCAGGAGTAAAAAGTATGAAAGACAAAACATGTGAAGAGAGAATAGATGCAGCCCTAGCTGATAGGATGCAAGATTTTCGCAAAGGAGAACTAGAAGGTCTGGGCTTTGACTATGTCAACCCAAATACATTTGAAGACCAGCCAAGAGGCTACCACAGATGGCAGCTGAGCTGGGGTGGTCCTTCTGATGAGTTCAGGCTGTATTCAGACGGAACAATCTATTACCATTTCATGGATTGGTACGATGGTGCAAAAAGATATATAACCGATAATGATTTGGTCAGTTATATGTTGAATATGAAAACCTTTCCATAACTGTAAGCTAAGGGGGTTGAAGTTTTTAAACTTCTTCCCCCAAACTTTTTAAACTGCTTCCCCCAAGAGGCATACACAAACTTTTTAAGGGGTTTCCCCCAAAACTATTCTTTTTTCTCTTAGCTAGGGAATTGCCAAAATTTTGACACAAAAAAAATCCTAGTGGGTTTTTACTAGAGAGAATCCTCTCTCAGCCGTGCCACACTAGGACCAAACAAGGACGAAAATTTTAAAGGAATATAAACGCCCTACACACATACTAACATAGTGATAATGTATGTCAACAAATATTATTAATTATTTTAATAAAAAAAGTATTGACATAAATAATCATTATGTTAGTATACTTATATCAGCTCAGTGGGTGGGCTGAATAACCTAACTATAGGAGACAGATATGGACAACATAAATGTCACTAAAGACGAATTCGAAAGATTCGTCGAGGTTCAAGAATCAGGAGTAGTAAACATGGTATCTAGCCAAGTCCAAGACTTAGCTGATATATCAAAAGATACGCACATGCTTATCTTAAAACACTACTCTGAGCTTGAGGCTCAATTCACTAACTAACAGTAAATCAATTCCTGTTAGTTAGGAGGAGGGAGGTCAAGAGATTGGCTTCCCTTTAGGAATGGATAGATTGTAATGACACACCAATTTTGGTTGGCAAGCATATCTTATCAGTGAGAATATGTTTGCTGTTGCAGACGGAAATGCAGAACCTTTAGTCAGTGAGCTGATGAATTACAGTCTATCCTCAGCTAGCAGGCAAAAAAGTATTGACATTATTATTAATTATGTTAATATAATATTATAACTAACAGAGAGGTAAAGTATGAAAACAGTAAAACTAACAGACAAAGAAATCAAAGTAATCATGAATTGCTTAGATAACTTAGCCGAAGAGTACGGTGATGACTTCATTACAATCAGAGATGGTGGTCGTGTGAAAGGTATGAATAGTGAAATACATAGCCACATAAAAGCAATTAGTACAGCATATAAAGAACTAGCAATACACAGCTAGCAGCCAAGGAGGAATAAGTTTTTTTTCTTGTTCCCCCAAAACTTTTTTTAAGCCTCCCCCAAGAGGGCACACACATGAATATAGGTGGTAGCTAAGAGCGGTCGTTCCACCTGAAACATAAATTTTGCTATATATATAGTATCATCAAAAATAACTATATTAATACTTGCATTAGCTAGTCACTATGTTAATATACTTGTATATCCTGAAATTAGAGTAAGGCGTACCTAATGACTCAATGAGAATTGACGAGGCGGAGACGAAAACACCAAGCGAAATAAAAGCATAGCTATACAAATAGCATGCAGAATAAAATTACTAACAATAGGAGAAAATATTATGACTAAACAATTACAACTACCGCTTGCATGGTGTAAACGTACAATCATGGACGCTGTAGGTAACGACATTTTCACAGCTATCTTTATCAAAAAAGATGGTAGTGAACGCAAAATGGTTTGCAGGTTTGTCCGAGATAAGGGTGAACTTGCAACAGGTGAACATGACAGAATCTTAACAGTTCTTGACATGTCACTAGCTAAGGGTGCTAGCAATGCTTATAGACGTATTAATTTAGATACGCTTAAATCTATAAAGCATGCTGGCAATTTATATAACTTCTAACATAGGAAAAATAACATGTATAACATACAAGAAGGAAATGAGGACGCACTTAATACAGACGCTATTAAGTTTGATATTGACTTGCAACCTCTACAAACTGTCGGCGGTCTTGCAATTAGCGAGACCAGCCGAAGGGCTATCGTAGACACCACCAACAATAGAGTTGTTGGGACTTGCGGTAAAAACTACAAGCCAACAGCATTTTATAAAGTTTGCGAGTTGGTTAATCATGGACTTAGACAATCAGATATTGACCTAAGCGGAATAGTTGTTGAGGACAATGTCTATGATAATGGAGCTAAGTTCCACAGGGTGATTACATTCCCTAAAATTCAAAAGTCACTAGCTAAGAGAGACGATATCATAAGTCTTAAATTAGACATTCATTCTAGTTTAGATTTATCACGTAAGATATCATCTATCTTTAATGCGGTGCGTTTATGGTGTACTAATGGTTGCGTCACTAATGACTACAACACGCAGAGAAACTATAAACAAACTTTAGGCTTTCTACCTGAATGGCTAGCTACTAACTCAGTTACAGCATTGGTTAACTTTGAAAATAACAAAGAGATGTTTGACAGAATGTTAGCTACTAGCGTTGATGACGATACTGTAGCTAGATTTTTTCAATCTACGCTAGCTAAGTTATCAAAACCTAGTGGAAATCAGGTTGATGGTTTCGTTTATCATAGTGAGCGTAAGCTAACAGCATTGATGAAACACTATCAAAAAGAGAAACCACAATGTGGCGGTTCTAATCTATGGGCGGTATACAATACTATGACGCACTACTCAACTCACGTTGATGACATAGATTGGACAGGCACAGAGGTTGATGAGACTGGTAACGTTGTTCAAGCAAAGTTAATAGGTGCTAGACATAATGTTGCTTACAATCGTCAACTAGATGTAGCTAAGAGTTTAACGCACGAATTATTCAAACGTGTTGCTTAAACTTTTTTTTTAACTAACTGAGAGTCTAGCTAATAACTAATCTAGCTAGGCTCTCTTAACTATAGGAAAATATATTATGAGCAATCAATACTATGATGAAGTAACAGACAGACTATCTGATATCTTCACAAACTACAGTGATGAGTTACTAGCACTAGCTACTAACATCTATCACAATACAGACACAGATAAAAATATAAAAGATATTGTTATTGATTTACAACAACAGTATCACGAAAAAGTTTTATCTAATCAAATGACAGTACAAGAAGTCATCAACGAGTTGTACCTTGAGAGATGCAACACAATCTTTGATTTCTAAAACACGTCAGGGGATACCTAATAACCAAAAGGGTATCCCCCCCCTAAAAAATTTTTTTATATATGTGGGGTCTATTCCACGCAGCGGTGGGTAATTATAAAATGGTATTAACATAGGCACACCTATGTCCTGAAAAAAAAATCGAGCCTACGGCTCTCTTTAAGGGGCAACACTAGATGTTGTGGTTAAGTTAATTAATTAACACAATATGTTGCTATTAGTTTAAAAAATAGTCATAATGAATTTGGACAACTATGCCTAATGAATGACAAAGAAAGGATACAAGAGATTGTATCAACACTAAAAAAGCGGCGTGTAGAATATAAACTCAATTACTACAAACCTTATAGATTCCAAAAAGACTTCCACAAAGCAGGTAAAGAAGCCAATCAAAGATTATTGATGGCGGCGAACCGAGTAGGTAAATCCTATGTGGGAGCTATGGAGATGTCTATGCACTTAACAGGTTTATACCCTGATTGGTGGCAAGGAAAGAGATTTAAAGAACCCATTAGAGCATGGGTATGTGGTGCAAGTAATGAAACCACGAGAGATATATGCCAAAAAGAGTTATTTGGGCAACCTGATAACCCAAGAGATAAAGGAAAGGGGAGCGTTCCTAAACACCTTATTGGTGAGACCACAAGGAAACCTGGTGTACCTAATGCACATTCCTCAGTGTTAGTTAAACACACATCAGGTGGGTGGTCACGATGTGCATTCAAAGCATACGAAATGGGGGCGGAAAAATTTATGGGGGAATCTATCGACCTAGTATGGTTAGATGAAGAACCTTCCCAAGAAATCTATTCCCAATGTATCACAAGAACGCTAGACAGGCGTGGACAGGTCTATTTGACCTTTACTCCTGAATCAGGCATGACAGAAGTGGTACAAAATTTTACAACCGATTTAAAGCCCTTACAGGCTCTCATAACAGCTGGCTGGGAAGATGCAGACCATTTGACAGAGGATATGAAACAACAAATCCTCGAAGCACTACCACCACACGAGCGAGAACTGAGGAGTAAAGGTATACCAATGATTGGTTCAGGACTTGTCTTCCCAATAGCAGAGGACAGCCTTACCATAGAGCCATTCACCATACCTGAGCATTTTCCTCGTATAGCAGCAATAGATTTCGGCTACGACCATCCTACCGCAGTAGTATGGGTAGCATGGGATAGAGACGAAGATATTGTATATGTTTATGACTGCTATCGCATGGCAAAACAAACACCTGACTACCATGCGTCACATATCAATGAGAGACAGGGCTCACACTTTATCCCTATAGCTTTTCCACACGATGGATACCAACACGACAAAGGCTCAGGCACAACGCTTGCAGAACAATACAGAGCCTGTAATGTCAACATGCTGCCGTTTCATTTCGAAAATCCACCTGCATTGGGTGAGAAAAAAGGGGGCAACAGTGTTGAGGCAGGGATTATGGACATGCTCACACGCATGGAACAAGGTAGATTTAGAGTATTTAACACATTATACGATTGGTTTGAGGAATTCAGGCTATATCACAGAAAGGATGGAAAAATAGTGAAAATAAGAGACGATTTAATGTCAGCAACACGATATGCGACGATGAGCTTAAGGCACGCACGTATTGAAACATCACGCTGGAATCAATCAGGTCCATTAGCACCTGAGGTGAACATAGTATGATATTAGACGAATTTGGAAGACCAATACCAAAACCTACCATGCTAGGTCCAAAATTACCACCTGGCGGCAGACCAATAGCACCTACATTTTTTCAAACAGGAGGATTGGGCGGTAAATTGATGGGTGGTACTGGTCGAGGTCTTATGACTTTGTCAGGTGCTCGATTATTAGCAAACCCTATCGTTCTCGGAACTGTTGGAACTGGCTTAGGCTTAGGAGCACTATCAGAATTTTTTGCACCAAGCAGCATCACAAGCATGTTACCGAATCAAATTTTCGGACAAGATATAACTGCTTTTAAAGACGCAAGAACTGACGCAGCAATTGATGCTAGAGCAGAAGACATGACAGTTGCCGAAGCAAGGAATTTTTTTAGAAATAGAATGCCAGGACAGCAAGGATTCGGTGTCGATTTGACAATGAATGACGATGAAATCATAGATTTTTACAATACAACTATTGATATGGAGCAAAAAGCCGCAGAAGAAGCAGCAGCAGCGGCAAAAGCAGCAGAAACAGGACAATTTGGCTTACAAGACGCATATATGGCTGCACAATTACTTAGAATGTCAGGATTGTTAGGAAATAATAACTCACAAATGAGAATAACACCTCAAGTAGCACAAAGGGGTCTGTTGCTTGATGCAGATGACGATGATTTATACGGAATGAGAAGAATATAATGGCAAAAAATATGACAGAAGACGAATTATTGGCTTATATTGGCTCGGAAATAGACCTTGCATCAGGTCACATGAGCAGCGAGCTGTCTGCACAAAGAGAAGATGCCATGAAATACTATCTTGGCGAGAAGTTTGGTAATGAGATAGATGGCAGGTCAGAGATTGTAACTACTGATGTGAGAGATACAGTCGAATATATCATGCCATCGCTCATGCGTATCTTTACAACACACAACAATATTGCTGAATTTGAGCCGCAAGGACCTGAAGACGTTGAAATGGCACAACAAGCTACCGATTACTGCAATTACGTATTTAACAGGCAAAATGAGGGTTTTAAGGTCCTCTACGACGTCTTTAAGGACGCATTGATAAGCAAAACAGGGATAGTCAAGCATTATTGGGAAGAAAAAGCAGAACAAAGCAGAGAAACATACACAAATCTTACAGAAATCGAATATAACTCTTTATTAGCAAACGATGATATAGAAATATTAGAGTTGACTGATAATTTGATACAAGAAAGTCGAAAAATGCCTGATGGCACAGAAATGCCTGACGTTTATAGCTACGATGTGGTAGCAATGAGAAAAAAAGTTAACGGACAAGTAAGAATTATGTCTGTACCGCCTGAAGAATTTTTAATATCACGCAGGGCTGTTGATTTACAAACCGCTCCGTTCATTTGTCACAGAGTTAAAAAAACAGTAAGCGATTTAATTTTAGAAGGCTACGATGAGAAAATTTTAGAATTGATACCATCATACACAGACACTGAGGCAGAACATAATCAAGAACGTTTAGCAAGATTTACTTACGACGATACGGATTTGCCGCCTGACCCAAGAGATGGTGCAAACAAAACTGTTTGGATAGAAGAATGTTATGTGCATGTTGACTTCGACGGAGACGGCATTGCAGAACTTAGAAAGATTACTAAGGGCGGAGAATATATACTCGATAATCACGAAATTGATTACTTGCCTTTCTCAGCTATCTGTCCACTACCGATACCGCATAAGTTTTACGGCATGAGTATTGCTGATACAGTCAAAGATATACAGCTTATCAAATCAACAATTGTTAGAAACTTGTTAGACAACATGTACTTGACCAACAATTCGAGATACGCAGTGCTTGCAGGGCAAGTAGAGTTAGATGATTTACTGACCAGTAGACCTGGCGGCATTGTTAGAATGCGTGCTCCTAATGCGGTTACGCCATTACCAACGCCGCAAATGCAACCGTTTGCATTCGAGATGGTAAAATATTTAGACCAAATACGAGAAGAACGTTCAGGCGTTTCTAAAATGTCACAAGGATTAAATCCTGATGTGCTTACATCACACGTAACTTCAGGTGCGATTTCAGCAGCAACAGAATCTGCAATGCAAAGAGTAGAACTAATAGCTCGCATATTTGCTGAGACAGGTGTTAAAGATTTATTCAGATGTATTTACTCGCTGGTACAAAAATACGAAGATAGGCAAAAAATGGTTTACCTAAACAACAAGTTTGTTCCAATAGACGTATCACGTTGGAAAGAGAAACTAAACTGCACAATAAACGTAGGCGTCGGAAGCGGAAGTCAACAAAGTAAAATGCAAGCAACTGCGTCAATCATGCAAGTTCTACAAACTCTTGTACAATCAGGCGGCATGGGAACATTAGTTACACCACAAAATATATACAACACAATTAGTGAATACATAGAGCAAGCTGGTTATAAGAATCCTGACCAATTTATATCCAATCCTGCAAACATGCCACCGCCTCCACCACCGCAACCTAGCGTGGAAGAGAAGGTACAAGCACAAAAAGCACAAGTTGAATTGCAAAAACTTAAACTGCAAGCCAAAGAGATACAGATTGACACTATGATTAAAGAAGCAGAACTCGACCTGAAAAAACGTGAAGCTGCTATCGAGATGGCACTCAAGCGTAAAGAATTACAACTCAAAGAGTCTGAACTCAAACTTAATCAAGCTGAATTAGTATTGGAGAGTGTGCAAGAAAGACCAGTTGCAATAGGTAAAACCTGATGGTCGCTCCAGTCGTATTTAAATTATTAGCAGGCGTTGTTACACGTAAAGGGCACGCAAGATACTTGCAAATGGCTAAAGAATTGATAAGGCGAATGAAAGCTGGAGAACTTGCAGAACTACCAGTTTCTCAAAAGAGAGCTTTTATAGAACAATTTAAAACATTTGCAAATCGTACATTGACCAACCCCAAAGCATCACAAGGGTACAAACAAGGATTGACACAAACACAGGTCAAAAAAGACATGAGAGATGCAATTAAAGAATTAGACAAAGGGTTTGATAATATTGTCAAAGGCGGACCACCAGCAGGCAGACAAATCGTAAAGTTAGGTAGAAACCTACGTAGTGATTTAAATTACGAAGGCTCGATGAAAGGATTACCAAGAACTAATCTAAAAAAAGAAACAGCTGCTTACAACAAAATTGTAAGAGAAAGAAAAAAAATAAATGACAAAACAAAAAAGAATAGAGATAAAATAACCAAAAAATATTAGGAGGTGCATTATGCCAATGGGAAAAGGTACTTATGGTTCTAAAAAAGGTCGACCTAAGAAAAAAAAGAAAACAACTAAAAAGAAAAACAAAATGAAAACCGCAAGGATGACATATTAATGCTAACTAAGAGACAAGAGGACACACTCAAAAAGCATAAAAAACATCATACTGCAAAACACATGGCTTTCATGCGTAAAAAAATGAAAGCAGGTAAAACTTTTACAGAAGCACATAAACTGGCTATGAAAAAAGTAGGTAAATGATTGGATTTGATTAAGTTATACGACAAATCGAATTTTACGCATCAAGATTTACAAAAAATGATGCTCAAATACAGACTTTCAATCAATGAGTTATTCCTTAAAACAGGCATACCTGTCAATAAAATTAAGGGATACCTTACTGGGAGAAGAACTATAACCACAGATTTAGTGGATAGAATCAAACAGATAGGAGAAGAAAATGACAAATGAGAAAGAAGAACAAATAAGAGACGGACAAAATGCTCAAGTAATATTAGAAAATCCGTTAGTTGTTGGAGCTTTCAATAAAATTCTTAATGAAGGATATCAACAATGGATTTCAACTAAAGCTACTGAGCAAGAAGAGAGAGAAGCACTTTATCATCAACAAATAGCAGCTTTAAAATTTAAACAAGTTCTTATCAACACTATCGAAAATGGTAAATTGTTAGAAGAAGAACGTAAGAAGGAGGTTAAATAATGGCTATACCAAAAAAACCTTCCACACATGGCGGAATTCCTGTAACTGATGTAAATTCAGCACAGCAGGCAATTCATGGTCTCATGAGCACTCCTGAGGAGCAAGCAGAACAAGACCTTGAACAAACAGAAGTTACACAAGAAACTTCTGAACAGGCAACAGAAGTTGCCGAATCAGTTGAAACACAAGCAGAAGACAAGCCTGACACAGGAGAGTTGACTGCTGAGGATTTAGTCGAAGATACCCAAACTGAAGAAACAGAGACACCTGACACATACACCATCAAAGTTGATGGAAAAGATGTAGAGGTTACGCTCGAAGAACTTAAGAATGGATATAGTAGACAAGCTGATTACACTAGAAAAAGTCAAGTATTGGCAGAACAAAGGCAAAAAGCTGACCAAGAGTTAGCAGCCACTCAGCAAGAAAGACAGCGATATATTTCACAACTTGAACACGTAACCAAATCGGCAGATGCACAAATACAAAAGTATCAAAACACCGATTGGGATAGACTCAAGACAGATAACCCTGAAGAATATTACGCTAAGCGTGATGAATTTAGAGAGTTGAAAGAAAATAAAAGAAAAGTAGAAGAAGAGCGGAACAAAGTGATAATTAAACAGCAACAAGAAACCGCTAAACAATGGCAAGAAACATTGACACATCAACAAGAAGTTTTAAGTAAAAGACTTCCTGAATGGAATGACCCTGACAAAGGTCCTAAATTAAAACAAAACATTAAAAATTTTGCTTTGGACAAAGGGTTTACTGAGCAAGAAGTAAATAGCTTAATTGATGCAAGGTCAGTAGATGTTTTACATAAAGCTATGCTCTACGAAAATTTATTAGCGACAAAAATCTCTAAAAAGAAAACTAAGGTAGTTCCTAAAGTAACAAAGCCTGGAACAGGCACTACTAAAGGAGATGTTATGAGTGAAAAGACCGCACAATTGAAACGGAGGGCTAAATCAACAGGGAAAGTAGATGATGCTGCAAAGCTAATCGAATCTTTGATGAAATAGTCTAATACTTAAACTTTAAACAAAAGGTAATCAAAAATGGCACAATTAAGCAATACGTTCGAAACGTATGATGCTGTTGGCAACAGAGAAGACTTGCAGAATGTTATATATAACATTACTCCAACTGATACTCCATTTATGTCAAGTATTGGTACAGGAACTGCAACATTCACTAAACATGAATGGCAAACAGATTCTTTAGCGTCACCAGCGGCAAACGCACAAGCAGAGGGTGATGATTCACCATCAGCAGCGTTATCGGCTACTACTCGTGTTTTCAACCACACGCAGATTTCATACAAACCTGTTATGGTTTCAGGAACACAAGAGCAAGTAATACACGCAGGCGTTAACTCAGAGTTAGCTTATCAAATAGCTAAAGCTGGTAAAGAACTAAAAAGAGATATGGAACTTGCTCTAACTGGTAAAACAGCAGCAGGTGCAGGTAGCGGAAACGGAGCATCAGCACGTACATCACGTGGTTTTGAATCTTGGACTGTTACAAATAACACTTATGGTTCAGGCGGTTCAAACTCTTCAGGTTCTGTTACAGACGGAACGCAAAGAGCGTTGACTGAAACAATATTAAAAACAGAAATTAAAAACTGTTACGATAACGGCGGAGACCCTGATTTGTTAATTGTTGGCTCGTTCAACAAACAAAAAATATCAGGCTTCACTGGTAACAGCACAAGAATGGATATGGCAGAGGATAAAAGACTTATCACTTCTATAGACGTTTATGTTTCTGACTTTGGAGAAGTAAGAGTAATGTCTGACAGAGTTCTAAGGAGCTCAGGCAGAAGTGCACTATTGGTACAAACCGATATGTTTGCAACAGGTTACTTGAGACCTTTCCAAACAATAGAACTAGCAAAAACTGGAGACGCAGAGAAGAGACTACTCTTAGCTGAATGGACTCTTATTGCTAAAAATGAAGCGTCATCAGCTACTATCGCTGACTTGACAACTTCATAACAAATTAACTATTCCTATAGTTAGAAGGAGGCGGTTTGATTCATACTTTTTCCGCCTCCACTTTGATACCAAATTAATAATGACCTTGAAGAGGTATCGCTTCGGAACGAGGGTTATTAACATGGAGAAACTCAATGAGAACATTAAACGATTATTTTATAACAGCAAAAATTGCTGATATATCTACAGCGTCAAGCACATTTGTGCCTGTACCTGATGGCGGTAAAATTATTAAAATTATTACTGCACTACAAGGAGCAATTAGTGGCGGCAACGCTGCAATTTCTTTTGAAATTGGTGGTACTGCCGTTACAGGTGGTGGTATTACAGTTGCACATTCAGGCTCAGCAGCAGGCGATGTTGACACAGCAGTACCAACAGCAGCTAATGAAGTTGCAGAAGATGGAACAATCGAAATGATTACAGATGGTGGTTCTACTGGAGCTAAAATTCTGTATGTAACATTTGTAATTAGGAGATAAACATGGCAACAACCAATTATGGTTTGCGAGTAACTAATACAATAAAAAGAACTGTTAGCACTAGCTCAGCACAGACTGCTGCAACCAACGCAAGCACAGAATATGTTAGAGTTATAGCTGACACCGATGGTGTGCATATTGCGTTCGGTGCTAATCCGACTGCTACTACTAGTTCGACATATCTTGCAGCAAACAATGACGAGATATTTAAAATTGATGGTGGCATGAAAATAGCTGCTATTGTAGCTAGTTCTACAGCAAACCTATACATAGATGAGTTAAGCGAATGAAACGTAAACTCGACGATAGTCAAATCTTTCATTGGCACGAGCCAACAAAAGAAATGGCTATTGAGCACATAGAAGACATACAACCCCTAATCGAATCTAACAAAAAGTTGCAACAAGAAGACCATCATAGAAACGATGAGTTTAGGCTCTCTGCGAGAGTTCCGACTACTGTTGTATACGAATGGAAGAAAAAGTTTGGGGTTGATATCTTCGACCCAAACCACAAGGAGGCTGTTAAAAAATTATTAAACAGCCCTGATTATAGATATTTAAAGACAACTAACAGGAGAATATAATGGCATTACCAGCATTTGTAGCAAGGAGTTTGGCGTTAAAATTTGCAAAAGGTTTTGGCAAAAGGAACAAAAAAAATGACGAACCTAGTAGGTTCGAATTTAATGACAAAAAAAATCCTGATGAGGATGCTATTAATGAGTTTATCAGGAGAAGCACAGCACTTAGAATGAATCAAGGTAAAAAATAAAATGGCACTTACAACATATTCAGAACTAAAAACAGCTATCGCTAATTGGCTCGACAGGTCCGACTTGGACGATAGAATACCTGAGTTTATACAACTTGCAGAAGCAAGGCACAGAAGAGATTTTAAAATAAGAAGGATGGAAACTAGAGTAACTGCAAACACAATTGCAGATACAGAATACTATTCTTTGCCTGATAATTTTGTAGCAATGCGTAATATTCAACTAAACACAGACCCTAAAACAGCGTTAGAATATTTAACGCCTGAGCAAATGGATAGAGTCAGAGCAGGCAGCAAAACAGGCAAACCAAAAGCCTACTCGATTATCGGTAACAATTTTCAATTAAGACCAATACCTGATGGTATTTATGAAATAGAAATGCTCTACTTTAAATATTTTACAGCATTGTCAGATTCTAATACAACAAACGATATGTTAACTTTTCATCCTGATTTATATTTATATGGCTCGCTTGTAGAGGCTGAACCTTACTTGCACAATGACAAACGCATACAAGTGTGGGCTGGATATTATGACAGAGCAAAACAAGATTTGATTACAACGAACGAAAGAGACAGACATTCAGGGGTAGCACCGACGACTAGAATCGACTTCGGAGCTTACTAATGACCACATGGACACCTGTAAGCACTACGAGCACTTCTTGGACGACTGTACCTGAAACCGCACAGGGATATATCGAGACTGAAGACAATCTATTTTTGATTGAAACAGAAAATGGTGAATTAATACAACAAGAAGATAAAACTGATATTGCACCTGGCAATTGGCAAGATGCACCAGCAGTAACGACAACGACTTGGACAGTACAATAAATGGCAACAAAGAAAATAACAGATTTTACCGCAACGACGACACCATTGAGTAGTGCAGTATTCCCTATTGTTCAATCTAGTTCTAACTTAAAAGTCACATTAGCAAACATAGCGGCTAATATGCCTGACTTAACAGCAACAAGTGTTACTACTTCAGGAACAGTTACCGCAACAGGTGGATTTGTTGGAAACTTGACAGGCAACGTAACAGGAGCTGTAACAGGAAACGCAAGCACAGCAACAGCCTTAGCAACAGGTAGAACGATTGGTATGACAGGTGACGTTACTTGGACATCGGCAAGTTTTGATGGTTCAGGAAACGTTACAGGCACATCAGCTATTGGTACAGGGGTTATAGTCAATGCAGACGTTAACACAAGTGCTGCAATAGATGCGACAAAGATACACGATGGAACTGTGTCTAATACAGAATTTGGTCATTTAAACAATGTTTCCTCAAACATACAAACACAACTTGATGGTAAAGCATCAACGAGTTTTGTACCGACTGCAATTACGGTTGCAGATGAGTCGTCAGACACCACCTGTTTTCCACTCTTTGCAACAGCAGCAACTGGCGACTTAGGACCAAAGACAGCATCAGGTCTAACTTTCAATTCAAGTACAGATGTATTGTCAGGCACGTTTTCAGGAAATATTACAGGCAATGTAACAGGAAATGTAAGTGGTACATCAGGTTCGACCACAGGTAATGCAGCAACAGCAACAGCTTTGCAGACTGCACGAAACATTGGTGGTGTATCTTTTGATGGTACAGCAAACATTGACCTTCCTGGTGTCAATGCAACAGGCACACAGAATACATCAGGACAAGCTGGCACTGTTGAGAGGACAAGAGGTAAAGATTACAAGTCAGATTGGGGAAGCTCATCTTCTCCTATATCGTTTGAGGTCAAAGTAATTACCAAAACATCAGCACACCCATACACAGGTGTTGGTTCTAGCAACGCATACACGATTGATGGAGTTGAGGGTGCAGTTCTAAACTTTGATGGTGCAGATACAGGTAAAACTTATTACTACAGATTTGACCAATCAGATGCTAGTAACGATGGACACCCATTAAGATTTTATTTAAAAGCAGACAAAACGACAGCTTATACAACTAACGTAACAACTAATGGTACACCAGGCACAAGTGGAGCATACACACAGATACAAGTAGATGAATATACACCCAATC